AATGACAAGGGGTCATTTGCATTCACTGCCCTGTTTAAGATTTATTTCAACCAAGTAATCAAGGAAGGTCGCATCCCACCCAATGCTTCTACAATGGCAGTAGGGTTTTGCAAGTTTGTTGATGGACGTTACAAGGTGGAAATCGCCAAGAAGAAGACGCCCAAGGCACAAGCAGAGTGGGAAGACCGCAGACAGAAAGCAATTGCTTACCTAAATAGTAACAAGTCTGTTATGTTTTCCGCACTTAGCGGATTCAAGAATCTTATCACTGCCAAAGAGCAGGTGATAAATAAACTGAAGAAAATTGATGGTGTTGGGACTTTCTTGGAAGACGAGAATGGTTACCGCGTCACGAGTCCAGAAGGATTTGTGGCTATCAAGGATGGCAATGCCATGAAACTTGTTGATAGACTGGAGTTTTCCAGAGCAAACTTTACCGTCGCTAAAGATTGGGGCAAATGAGATTTATCGAATTCCTGAGAGAAGCAGCAGCAACTGCCACTAAGAAGCCGAGCACGTCTTCTAAGGGTAAGTCGTCTGCATCAAACAAAAAACTGGAGGATAAGCATGTCGCAATTACCTTTGGTCGTTTCAATCCCCCTCATGCTGGTCATGGTAAGTTGCTTGATGCGGTTAAGGCAAGTGGTGGTGACAGCGGTAACTATCGCATCTATCCCTCCAGAAGCCAGGATCACAAAAAGAATCCCCTGACTGCAGACCAGAAGGTTAGTCACATGAGGAAGATGTTTCCTCAGCACAAAAAAGCAATCCAGAATAACGAAGCACACCGCAACATCTTTGATATTCTTCGTGACCTGAATGACGAGGGTCATGAGCATGTCACCATGGTTGTTGGTGATGATCGAGTGAAGGAATTCCAAAACCTTACTCAGAAATATAATGGTGTCCATTACAACTTCAAGAGCATCAATATTAAATCTGCTGGTGCTCGTGCAGATGACTCTGAAGACCCAATTGAGAATCTTTCTGCATCTAAGATGAGAAAACATGCTCAGAGTGGAGATTTGGAATCATTCCACAGCGGTATGCCAAAGGGCACGAGTAAGAAGCAGAGTACTCAACTCATGCAGGACGTTATTGCTGGCATGAAAGAACCTCCAAAAGAGAAAAAGAGCAAAAAGAAATCAGAATCTATTCATGAAAGTGTATGGGAGTATGCCCCTAAACTTGACTTTGATACATTCCGAAACTTCTACATGCTGCAGCATATCTTTAAGGTTGGTGCACTTGTGGAGCATGATGATAGTGGTCTGCGTGGTGAGGTTGTGCACCGTGGTACTAACTATGTCATCTTCCAAATGCCTGATGGTACTGAGCATCGTGCTTGGTTGCAACATGTGACTGAAATTCGTAATGCATCAGATACTTCACAGGACCAGAGCAACTATTCTGCTGATGATGGTAGCGGTAACGACTGGAAGGTTGGAACTGATACATATAGAATGGCAGTCCAAGCAATGACGCCTGGACAAGCAGTTAAGAAATTCTCTGAATTCAATGCAGAGATTAGAAAAACTGCCAAAACTAAATAATAATACACGAACCATTTACGGTTAAATCGATGACGTTAGAAATGCTAGTATCCTCTGCTCTCATGGGTTATACCATGGAAGAGCAGACTAAAATCCTCAAGGCAATCGAGACTGGCGGCACAGTAAACACCGCAAGACTGAATGAGGGTCTCAATAAGGTTATTGAGATTTTCGATGCCTGGGAGCCTGTGGTAGAAGGTTATGCTGGATTCCCTGTTGAGCGTGAAATGCTCCAGAAGAAGAAAGCACAATTCAAGGATGACCGTAATATCGGACGTGTAGTCCAAGCAGGTGGTAACTCATACGTCGTGACTGGTCGTAAGTCTGACGGTCGTTATATCGTTGTCGGTAAGGGTGGCGAGAAGACTGCCAAGGACCCCTCGGATATGGGTCTTCAAGTCAAAGAGCACATCGACATCGAAGACCTCCATCAGATGATGATTGAGAAGAAGATGGATGGTGTTGACGACAATGGTTTCACTTCTTGCTGGAAAGGTTACAAGAAGCGTGGCACCAAGATGAAGGGTGGCAAGGAAGTCAATGACTGCGTTAAGGAAGCCACAGCGATGGCAAAGCGTGGTTATGATGAAGCACCTATCCGTAACAAGATTGCTAAGTCAACTGGTGGTGGTCAGGCAGCAGATAGAGCAACTGCACTTGCAGATAAACCCACCTTCGGTAATGACAAAGCTGCTAAGCAGAGATCTGATCTTGCTAGAAAGCAGAGAGGTGACTTCCGTAAGACTACTTCATCATCCCCTGGTCTTCATGGTTATGCTCACAAGTCTGATGATCCTAAGGTGAAGGAAAAGCAAGCAGCAAGAGGTGCTCAACGTGGTGCTCTGACACCTAACGAGAAGAAGTCTCTGAATAGAGAGCAAGTTGATTTCCTAAATAGACTGTCTGAATCGGGTCTCTTTACCGAAGCAGAAATTGAAAAGATTATGGAGGGCATGGACTGATGCCAAACGGCGAGAAGAGTTATCTAAAAACTACTAAGAAAGGTAACGTAACGATCAATCCTAGGAAAGAGGACCTTATGTCTGAGTCACTTAGAAAACTAATTCAATCCAATCTTGCTGACCTCAAAGAGGCAGCAAAGAAAAAGGATAAGGAAAAGAAAGTCAAGCGTTGGTGGGATGACGATGGTGACGGCATCGGTTATGAGAAAGGTGAAGTAAAGAAAGAGTCAACATGTCATGACATGGGCACTCCTACCAAACCTGCCAAGAAACCAACTGGCAAGGGTGCGGTAGATGCAACCCCTGATAAGGTTGCAGAGGAATGTGCAGAAGGGTCTGCTGGTGGCGGGGACGAGGCAAAGAAAAAAGAAATCAAGGACAGAATGAAGCAGAAGATGCTTCAAGCAACTGCTGAGAAGGATAAGCAACGTAGCGGTTTAATGCCTTCCTAGCCTATATAGGGTAAGTCCTCTATTAGGAGAATACCCATGCCTGCTATTCTGCTGGTAATCAAACCCATCCTTTTCAAACTGATGGGGTCATGCCAAGTTAAGAAACTGGTTGTGGAACTGCTGGAGCGTTATGTGAAAACTACTGATAATGATGTTGACGATCTGATTGCCGCAACTGTAAAGACTGCCCTGCTTAAGGGTTGCTGATAGATTCGGGGAGGTTATACACCTCCCCTATTTTATAAATAAAATATAGGTAATCGATTTGGAGAAACACAATGTCTCTTTACGGGAGAACTGACTCAAACACTAATAAAACAAAAGCAGGACGCGCCCGTGGTAATGGCGCTGGGTCTGCTACAGAAACTATTGTATTCTGTGATGGCACTGAAGCTAGTCTTTCAGAAAATAAACTGCGTGGAATTAACAGTCCTGGTTGGTGGGCATATCGCACATACACCGATGCTGCTGGTAACACTCGCCATAAAGCAGAACTTCTGACGTTTATTACAAACCCAGATACAAATGCTAATGAAACTCAGTCTGACGACACCATCGCAGCAGACGTAGCATCGGCAATCACCATTGGTACTCAACCCACTGACCAAGATACTTCTGGCGGTGCTGCAACATTCAGTGTTGTTGCTACTGCAAGTGTTGGCACCGTCACCTATCAATGGCAGCGTAGAACCAGCACTACTGCACGTTGGACAAATATCACTGGTGCAACAAGTGCATCACTTGCACTCACTGGTATTACAGGAGCATCAGATGGTTATCAGTATCGCGTAAAACTCACATCTTCTGCGGGTGCTGAGGAAGTTATCTCTGATACCGTTACCCTGACATTCGTAGACTGATAACATGCCGTAACTCGTAATGCATTTTGAATCTCTAAGTGAAAAAAATTATTTGATGTTTGCCATTAAGCATTACGATAATCCACAGTCGGTTACCGTTGACGATTTCATGGAGGACATGAAGAAGTTTAAGTATTTGAAGAGACTACTTAAACGTTACTTGAAAACTGGTGTCCTCCGTGTTAACCTTGTTATTAATCACCTGATTATCTTATTCAATGTATTTGGCGAAGGTACAATTCCTTTACTGATGTATAAACTTGAAGAAGAGTATTGGTCATTAATCAAAACTCTGCTAATCTATCTCGACAGGTATCCAGAGATAGCGGGATGTTTAACCGAAGTCCCAACTGACGAACAGGTTATTAAAATCTTAAACAATATATGATTAACGAAGACGCCCCAACAAACTCTGTAGGCACTGGTGCTGAGACATCTCTCCCACCAGCGACGGAGCCTGGCGTCACAAGATTGACTCGTCGAAAACCAATGAAGCGTCGTCGTTACGCGATGTCCACCTCAGACATGCTGAAGACTGAAGGGGCACAAAAAGACACAAGTTTCCTACCATTCCTCATCTCTTATGATGGGGCTGAGCAATACGTCCTCTACGGAAAATCTGAATCTCAAATCAAGATAGAGTTACGCAAGATTTATCGCCCAGAAAACTTTAAGCGCATCGAAGTGAAGCGTCTATACCCCAATGAAGTTATTCAATTCTACTGGAAGAAAAGACAACAAGCATTGAGGGCAGAGTAATGGCATTCGG